CCCTCCTAAAGTGGTAGCACCACCTAAAGGCCAGCCATGAAATGGCTCCTCCTAGTCGTTCTGCATAGGCAGCACTGGTGGCGTAAAACTAGGCAGCTCTACACGCGGCAACTCCAGCATCGGTGCAGGTAGCTGGATTGGTGGCGGTAGCGGTATTGCTGGTGGCAGAGGTACGCTGTTCATATCGTTGCCACTGGTTCAATGGCTGCCCTTACCAATGCTGTAATTCTGCGAGCTGCCAGCTTATGCAGTGACGTGTACGCCCATGAGCGCGACTACATCGTAGACAACAGCATCCCAGGTTTCACGATTATTGCAGTAGAAGGCACGGCAAGCGCAGGTGATTGGTTGACGAATATCAAGTTTCTATTCCGCAATGACGACACCCACCGTGGGTTCAAGGAAAATGCACTGCGGCTTGTCAATCAACTGTTCATGCGGGAGCAGATTGATTTCAAAACGCAGCTTGTGGTGTGCGGCCACAGCCTTGGTGGTGCTACTGCAACCGTGCTAGCTGACATGCTGCGCCAAGGTGCGGGCCGTAATGTTTGCGTGATAACGCTTGGCTCACCACGACCAGGGGGTAGACGATTACGCAAGCGGTTGGCGGATCTTACCCATATGCGGTACGTCCACAGCGATGACGTAGTGCCTTTGTCGCCGCTGTGGCTAGGAGGTTATGTCCATACGCATCGAGCAATCAGGCTGGCTGATGCCAATGGCGACAAGTGGTTTGATGGCGTATCCGATCACGATGCAGGGGCATATTGCACGGCATTAGCCCTTGCCTTGGCCTTTTAGCTGCTTGCGGCCATGATTCCGCAGCGACCGCTTTCCTTGGCCCTGCCTCGTCAGCTTGGGTTTACCTGGCTGGTGTTGCAGTGCTGCGGTGCCGGTTTTGCTGCGTACAACCATCAGCCCAGTGCCGCTTCAATTTGTTCGCGGCTGGTAAAGCCCCATGCTGCGGCTGCACCTGCGTTCCATTCTTGGCGGAGCACTGGTGTCACATAGCCCTCATCGCCTTCCTCAATGGTACGGTCATAATCTTCGGGGTATTCCGCATCATCAAAAATGATGTAGTCATTGAGCAGGTTCACCAAAAAGGCTGTGTGCTCTGGACTTGTCGGCGCTCCTTGCAAGTCTGTAGCGGTGTTGATCAGCATGACAGTGCTAGCCCTAGGTGCTTGAGTCCATTCTGCCCGTCGCCGTGCCGAATGTGACCCATCCATGCTATCTGAGATCTGCGCCAGCCATCGTGGTCGTCATAGTGTCGGCGCTGCCGCGCCTCCTATCCAAGCACCAGGTGCCCGGCCGCAAAACGAGCGCCAATGGGGCTGTTACCGGCAGCCGGAGTGTCGGTCCAGCGGGCGTGACGAGATCCTGACTCCGCCCCGACGCTCCAGAAGCCACCCAGGAGGAGGGCGCGTGGTGCATCAGCGAACTCAGTACCACGGCCGCCTGTGTTGGTATTACTGCCGCTGGTGTAAATACCAACGCGTTCAATACCCCAGACCAGAAGCGTTCCGGTTGCCTGGGCAAGGCCCCATTTGCTCTGGCGTTCCCAGATCACGGTGCCAGGGTCAGAGCCACGGCTGCCAGCTTCAGGTGCACCAAATGCAGCAGCTTGAAATTCCCAGCTCCACATGAACCGCTTACCGAAGCTATGAGCTACCTCGGCAAAGTTGTACCAGCTGCCAGGGTTGTTGCCGCTGACGAGCGAATAAGCCGTGCTGCCGTTGCCGCCATAAAAACTAGGAATCAACGCAGGGCTGCTGTTATCAGCAATCGTCAGGCCAATCTTGCTGCTGGGCACGGCACTAAATGCAGTTGTTGCATAACTGGTGGAGCCACATAGGTACAGGTCACACCAGAAGCGGCCATCAACGCAAGTCATGCCACGAGGGTCAGGACATTCAGGGCGCCAGGTAAGATCCCAGATGCTGAACTCAAGGATTTCCACTGCTGCTGTTGGGCTGCCATTATTGAATGCAGTAGGCCGACCGCTTGGGATGTAGTGGTATCCACCGACGATGCTGCCACCTGCGGCTCCTGCTGGTGCGCTGGTGTAGCTGGCATCACTGACCAACGCCCCAGTAGTGGGGTGCTGCCAGATGGCCATATCAGTGTTATTGGTATGGGCGCCCATTGTTACCGCAGTTGCTGTGGCGTATAGCTTGCCGTTCAGCACTGCCCCGGCAATTACTTGAAGCGTGGTAGCTGTTAGCTTTGTAAACAGTGGTCCGCGATGCAGCGCAGGGCGGCGGTTGTAAAGGATGTTTGCGGCTAGCGCCACGCCAGGAAAGACTTGGGTGCCCGCAAAGGTGATGTCACCAGTCAGCGTCCCACCCGCAAGGCTCAGCAACCCGAGGTTGGCATTGGCCAGTGTGCCAACCGTCACGAAAGCACTGTTAGCGGCATTGCGGATCTTAAGCAGCCCCGTTGTGGTGTCTGCCCACCACTGGTAGGCATACATGGTTGCTGGCTGTGTCGCGCCGCTGTTGTTGCTGACGATGGCGGCAAGCTGGCCGTTTAGGTCACTGCGTACCGCAGCGCCGGTGCCGTTAGCGACCACATAATCCGCTTGCGCCATGCCGGGTTAAGCTCCTTTACCGTATCCTACAGCAGACCATAGGAAGTTTCTGCTCACAGCTGCGTTGCTGCTGTTGAAGAAGGTGACCTGGAAGCTAGGCCCAGTGCTGTTAGTGACGCGGAAATAATCACCGCTGTTCATATCCTGCGCCACAATGCCAACCGATGGCCTGGTGACGTTCAAACCACCAAGCGTTGCAGTGCCAGTAAAAAATGGATGATCGTAAGTTACGGTTGCAGTGCCAGCACCACTAGCCACTGGTCCAGCACTTTGTTCTTGCCGCCGCTGGAAGGTTGCCTCATAGCCCAGCTCGTCAATGATAATGTTTTGATCGATGGCTGCTGATGTCAGCTCAGTTTTGAACTGGAAGCCACGACCGATGAAGGTGCCATTTACAAATTCTTGCCATGCACTGTATGTAGGCGATGCCGCAGGGTTGTCAGGTGTGCGGCGCATGTAGAGCTTGGCGTTTACCTTGTCACTGATAGCACCATCAAAGTCGCTCCATGTGTCAATGTTGGCGGTGCGACTGTCGATCAGGTTGTTGGGATAAAAGCCGCGTGTAACGAAGTATCGCTTAAGGTCTAGTGCGTAGACCGCTTCTAGGTCAAGGGTATTTAGGAACGCATACTCACCGCTAGGTTGCACATCGCCTAAGTAGTCAAATGCTGAGATGAGGTCAAAGTCTGCGATTGCGTCAAGCAATGCAGTGCCATCTAAGACCAAACCATCAAATTCTTCGCTGTAGAAGGTGTCAGTTTTGACGCCTTGGAATGGTGGTGCTGTTGCGTCCTCGCGCTGTGATTGCACAAGGTATTGACCTAGCGCATCAGGGAAATCAACAATTATAGATGTCTCATTAGCTGATTGCCTGCCGCCGTCAACCTCGCCTTCAACGAGTGGAATAATTGCTTCAGTTGATGCGCCAGACTTTGCTTCAATTAGATCAACAGAGTTGCTCCACGTCGCGGTGCCGTCTGTCAAACTTGAGTGCCTGATGTGCACCTTGCCGCCAGTCTTAACGTCTAGGTCAACAGTTTGATCCCATCGCAGTCGTGCGCTGTTGGCGCTGATCGCTTCTATTGTTAGGTTCTGTACGTCGCCCGGCACTGCGGTTTTGCCGATCAGTTGAAATTCAGCAATAGCAGCAGTGCTGATGGCGTTAAGACTGTTGACGCTGCGAACTTGCACATAAAGGCTCCCATTACGCAAGCCGGTCAGCCGTGTTGATGGCGAGCTGGTGTTGACCTTAATCCAGTTATCGTTGTCGATGCGATACTCAACTTGGAATCCTGCAACGCGAGTTCTAGGGCTAATCCAGCTAAGTTCAAATGCAGTTAGTACGCTCTGACCATCTTGATATAGGTGCTCAGTGCCGTTGATTCCAGACGGTGGATCAGGGATGGCTGATAAGTTGCTGATGTCACGCAGCACAAGGTTGAGATCAGACTCAATCGCGGCATATAGCGACTCGTTGTATTGCAGTGCAGTGCAACTAAACGCGCCGCCATCACCTTCTGCCACGCTTATGACGCGGAACAGATTTGCTTGGATGTCATTGGTTTCTATCAGGAAAACGCTCTGAGCATTAGGTGCCTCGCTGAACGCAACGCTTACGGTGAACACACTTCCAGCAATGCTGCTGATAGTGCGCGTCTCAACCAAACCAGTTGGCAGCAACACCGAAATGGTTGGTGCATTTGCAGTTGTTGTCGGTAACCCATCAGTTGAATCCACTGTGACGGTGGTGGTAGTTGCGGCGCTGATGCGACCAGAACGCCGTGATCCGCTTTTAACTGGATCAGCAATCGAGATGACAACGCCAGGGCGCAACACAATGCCGCTTTCAATACTGACGGCAAAGGTCACGGTTTCCGTAAGGTTTTGCTCCATCAGCAGCGCCCACTTACCTAGACGATGCGCTTGCCCACGGCTGTAGCAGCCAAATGCCTTGATGTCTTTATTGATGACGCCAAACTTGGTGATTGCATCAGCATCTTCTACATACTCAAATTCAACCTCGCCAAGCCCGTCATAAGTCTGATATGCAACCGTGGCAGTGGTGTGGCGTGATTTTTGTGAGCTGCCTGAATAGCTGAAGTTGCCATCAATCACGTTGGATGGACCGAGCAGATATTGCGGATCTGATGGCTTGTCCGCCATTATCACCATTGAGCCAGCGCCGTAGTAGGCAATCCCTCGGAATATGCTGACAAATTGCTGGATGACGTTATAAACCTCATCGCGGCTATTGATTAGCAGGTTGACCTGAAAGCGTGGTTCCTGCCCGCCGAAGCCATTACTTACCAGCTCGTTGCAATATTGCGAGATGGCAAAGAAGTCATAGCGGTCGAGACTTGCCTCTGGTATGCCTGGCCCGTAGCGAGTGGATGTAAGTAAGTCCCATAGGCACCACGCAGGATCAGCGCACCATGTAGCAGCGCCAAAGGTGCCATCCCATACGCCCGCGTAGGTGACGCGGCCTAGGTGCGTAGTGGTGTCAACCGTGGCATTAGA